AGAATTTGGTTCCGTCGGCGAGGGCTTTATCTCTCGCAAGATCACCACTCCAGGCGAGTTCAGGCCAAACCATTCTCGCAACCGTTGTGTGTAGGTCTCCAGATTGGATGGCATCTAGGTAGTTCCTTTTGCCGGTGACGAGCCAGGCTCGGATGCCGACGATCCAACTTTCGGCCTGCTCAAGATCACAGTAAGCGAATTTGCGCCCTTCGTCTGCGATAAATACCCGTCGAAGTCTGTCAGGGAAATTTTGGAGATTCGTGCCAGTTCCAAAAGCGTTCGCGCTAGAAGACCATCGACCTGTTTCTGTTCCTGCAACGTTATAGCTGGTTCGAATTCTGCAGTCAGGGTCAACCTCGCTAGTGAGGAAGGAAATTTGCTTGGATATATCACGAAAGGCGAGGATGGCTTTGGCGATTGGTCTTGCATGGAAATACACCTGTAGTTTCTCCAGGGCCTCGCGGCCGCAGGATGGTTTCCGGATGCCTTTCTGGATGATGTGCTGCTCGGGCAGCATCATCGTCTGGTAGAATAGTTTCTTCAGGTCGGACGGGCCGGACGAGGTGTTGGGGCCGATGGGCCGGTCCCAGATGGCTTCGCCATAGGCGGTCAGGATGGTCGTGAGGCGGGCTTGCTGCGTCCGCAGAAAGCGGACGGCTTCGTCCCGGGCGAGCATGTCCACGCGCAAGCCCCGGAGCATCATCTCCAGGGCCGGGGCCTGCATGGCCCTTTCAAAGCTATATATCAGCTCGTTGCCTGGGATTTCCTGGAGGGCCTCGTGGACCTCCAGGGTGATGCAGTTGTCCAGCCCGTTGTAGATTTGGTGGTTGATGTCGGGGTCTGGGTGCCCGGCGGGGGTGAGGGCGGAGGTGTCGTAGATCATGCCGAAGGCTCCAGGGGTGGGATTAGGGCCTGGACCTCGGGGTTGCGGGTGTCGAGCCAGCGGCAGGGCACCCGGCTTAGTTTAGCGACCTCCGTCCACATAAGGAAGTCAACAGGCTCGAGGTTCCAGGCGCAGGCTATGACGGAGTAGCCTTGTTCAAGCAGCACGGCGGCCATGCCTCCCATGAGGGTGGTGATGTCGCCCTCGTCGCAGGGGTTGGACAGGGCCACTCGGATCGGGTCGCGGTGGACGAGGAGGCGCCGCGGGTCCTCGTCGAGGAGGCGCTTTGCCAGGGGGTATTTGCCGGAGTTGGCGGGGCCGGCGATCACTATGAGTTCTTTCATCGGTTGTCTCCGTCGCCCCGCACCACGCCCGCGACCTGACGCTTGCGGAGCTTGTCGAGGTTCATCTGGGCCACCTCGTGGAGGTCGTAGCCGAGTTCGTCGGCCGCGCGGGCGATATACCAGAGGGCGTCGCCGAGTTCGAGCGCCAGCGATAGCTTTTCTACAGTGCCTAAGGGGTGGTCCCCGCGGAGGATCTTCTTGAACTTGTTCTGGGCTTCGCCGACCTCCCCGCCCAGGGCCATCAGGCAGTAGTTGAGGGCGTTGATGGTCCGCTCTCGGGCCTCGGGGTAGGTGGCGGTGTCGAGAGTCATTTCTTGGTAGGTGGTGAACATGCTATTCATCGTCGAGTTTCCCTTCTGTTGCCTTGCGGGCGCGCATGAACTTCCACGCGGGTTCGTCGGTGTATAGGCTGCCTAGGAAGCCCAAGCCTTTCTGGACTTCCGGGAACAGGGAGTGGTGCTTTAGCATCGTGTCGTGCAAGCAGTTGCGGGGGGTTAGCCTCCATGTCCGCCAGATGTACTGGAGGTCGTAGAGACCGTTCTGAAAGACCTTGGGGATCGGGGTTTGGAGGATCGCTTTGACGCCGCGGAGTGCTGTCGCCTCGCAGCCCGGGGTTGGCCAATAGTGCTCGTTAAAGCTCTTGATAAATGGCACTACTAAGGCGTTGACGGAACTCCTGGCAAATCCGATTTCTGTAATTTGGCCACGTTTCGTCTCTACGTCTACTGCCAAAGAAGAAGGAGGGTCCTCCAACAAACGTGCATACCAGATCTCCAAGTCCGTAAGTGTCGGGTTCACCAAGACCTGGCGGGACGGACGGCGGATCTCGGGAAATTGGGCCTGACGCCGTGCTTTTATCAGATCCGCTATCAGGATCGGCCGAAGATCCCACTGGCGAAGGATCGCGGCCGGATGCCAGCTTGGCAACAATTTCCGCGGCGTCGAGAGCGTCGTGGATAGTAGCACTGTCCCCCGAAGTGAGGAGATATTCTGCCTCCCCGTCAGCGACCATAAGGCGGTATTTCCAAGAGCGAGGATGAGGTTGGGGTTGCATGCGGCGATCTCCTCAGCGAGGTGGGATAGCTCCAGTTGAAAACTGGGCGGGAGGAAGTGGATCTTGTTGTCGATCCGGTAGGGGGCGGGGCTCCCAGCGCCGGTGGTAGTCGTTCCATACAGGGTTTTCCATTCCTGCTGGGATACGAAAATGCTCTCGAGCTTGTTGTTCAGTGGTCGGGTCTTGAAGACGTTGGTCTTGTAGATCTCCCCCGGGTTCCACCCCGCCTCCGCCAGCATCCGGTCGAGTTCCTGGCCGGAGGCCCCCACGAAGGGGATCCCCAGGCGTTCCTCCTGTTCCCCCGGGGCTTCGCCAAGGAGCATGACCCGGCAGGGGCGTGGGCCCACCCCGCTGATGCAGGGCCGGGGACTGGGTATGCGGCCGATCGTCGGTGCCGAGGCCGTCATTGGCATACCTCGTTAAGAACATCATGCAGCAGTTCATGTGCCATAGGTGCGGGAGTCCTGTTTCGGGGTCGAGGTCTTCTCCAGCCCACCATGCCAGGGCGTGGCGCTGGAGGGCGGAGTAGAGTCGGGACCAGGTGAAGGTGCCCTTGGCCCAGTTCCAGGCGGCGTATTTGCGGGCGCCGAAGGCCAGGACGTGGGCGGTGGTTTCGAGCCAGAGGGGGTCGATCAGGTGGAGCGGGAGTTTGTCTTGATCGTGCTTGATGGCTTCGCCGCCGACCTTGCCGTATTGATAACAGTCCATGTGCTCGTCGCTCATGCTACCATCTCCGCGAGTCGGGAGGTTGACTTGTAGCGTCGCCAACGGGCCTGGGCGTCCGCGGCGAAATCAGGGTCCAACTCCAGGCCGAGCACAGATGCCGCGCCCAACGAGTCGGCAGCCCGGAGAGCACTCCCGCTTCCGCAAGTCGGGTCAAGAAGTCGGGTGTGGTGATCAGTGACCATTGAGAGGAAATGTCGAAGCACTGGCTCGGGCTTGGTAGAAGGATGAGCAGAAGCCTCCTTGGGAGCTGCGTAGGCGTTAGAACCCAGCTTGACGAGTTTGCGTTCGCCGCGCCATCCAAAGAGGGCGGTTTCGTAAATCCGTCTTGGACGACGCTCGACATCGGGGGCAATTCCTCTGTTATCGGATTTCATCCAGACCAGGGGGTAGTCTTCGAAGGTGAACTCGGGCAGGGACTGGGCGAAGAAGGTCCGCATGGGGAGGTAGAGTTCCTCCTTCATGGAGTGCCAGAAGATGAGATGGGCGCTGTGGGAGAGGAAACGCTCTCGATTTTCTGCGAAACATCGCAGAAGTCTCCAGAAGGTATCGGGGGAGTCTTCGTAGACGAGGTGGGCATTGCCTCCAACCTGTAGCTGGTCGCTATCTTGTAGTTCAACTCCATAAGGGAAATCGCAGTGGAGGAGGTTGAACTTTGGACCGCTGTAGAGTGGGGCCCACTCAAGGAAAGATTGAGTAATGATTGGATCAGCTGGTTGTTCAAGAGGAGGAGCTTCGCTAGAGCCTCCGATGGTGTCAAGGATGTCGGCGAGGGCGTTGTTTTCTTCTCGCTCACGTTGGCGCTCCACTACGTTGATGGCCTTGGCCACGGTTGGCGCATTGATTACTCGTTCGTTCCCAGCGAGGATTTCTTCTGCGGCGTCGAGATTTCGGTAGACGAAACTTGTGCTGTAGCCTATGGAGGCGGCGAAGGCCTCGCGCGAAGTTGCACCTGAGAGTTGATACAGGCGAGCCATTGCTCGGGCCTTATCTTGCCAGGCCAGCTCGGCCCGCATGATATTTTCTTCCAGTTCGAGCAGCTGTAGATCATGCTCGGAGAGATCGTCGGGGGCGATCCTGGCAAGAATATCAGTGTGACCGGCTTGTCTAGCAGCCGTAAGCCGCCGTTCACCAAATATAAGTCTCCCCGATTTTGTAACACAGATTGGAGTAAGCACTCCACGACGGCGAACGGACTCGATGATGTCACTGACGTCGATCTCCCTGCGCTGGCGCTCTTCGCGCGCGATCTGGATGGAGTCGATGGGGATGCGCTGGACTTTGTTTGAGAGCATTACATGAGTCCTCTGATGCAGAAGCCAACGATGAAGCCGCAGGTGAACTCGATGATGGCGAAGAGGTAAACATACATGGGCATGGGCAGCTCCTGGGTTGAAAGGCGCCCCCGAAGGGGCGCCTTGGCGTTAGCCCTCGACCGGGGCGATCTTGTTGATCTGGTTGAAGAACCCAGTGTTGTCCTTGTTGGGGGACTTCACGAGGTCGACCATGACCGGCTGACCGACGGCCTGGGGGATTAGCTCCCCAAGGGTCCGGCCGGAGACCTCGATGCCCAGGGCCTTGAGAAGGTCGTTGAGCATGAAGAGGCTGTTCTCGGTCAGGTAGTAGGTGGTGCGGAAGCTCTTGCCAGCGGGGTTGAGCTGCACCTCTTCGTTGTTCTCGTCGTAGCCCGTGAGGTCCGTGTCGTCGTGGGCGTGGGAAAGCTCGACTGTATACTCGACGCCCGGGGTCTTCTTCAGGGCGGACTCGATGAACTTGTAGGACTTGATAGTCCCGAAGTAGGTTCCGTCGTTGAAGGGGATCGGGCGCTTGATGTCGCTGGCGTTGGTGTTAAGCAGGGATGCGAGGTTCATGGTCTTTCCTTAAGCTGCGGCCTTGGCCGTGGTGGGGAGGGCTCCCGCGTCGCGAAAGTATTCAGCAAGCCCGGTCGCGAGCGGGTAGTCCTGTTTGATAGTTCCCGGACTGCTATTCTTTAACTCAATGTTGGCGAAGGTGTTGGTGTGGATCTTGCGGGACACCGCGTTGCCCGTGCCGACCTGGCGGCAGAGAAGCAGGTGGTTGAAGTAGCGGGAGATGACCTGGTTCAGGGCCTTGCCGATCATGGACGGGTAGCCCTTGACAGGTTCGCCCGCGGCCTCGTTGCCCTGGTATGCGATGTGGGCGGTGCAGATGACGTGGCAGGTCGCGGTCGCGCCTGTTATCATATCTACCAGGCGTTCGACCTGGCGTTGCGCATCTCCCCAATCACTCTCATAAGGTCTCTGAGCAAGACGGTTATTGAGTTTGAGCGTGTAGACCATAGCGGCCTTGGCGGCGAAAGAAAGAGAGTCGATGGCAACAATGTCAGATGGCCCTGCGGATTTAAAAGCTGTTTCGAGATATCGGATGCCAGCGGCCCAACTACGACTGTCTTTGGGGACGACGACCGTGCCTTGAAGGCCGGACGGATCACGGAATGTCTCAAAGTCGACGCGAGATGCCGCCGCCTTGTCGTCCTTGAGGAGGTTACGGAGGATGTCCACTCCATTGTCATAATCTGCCACCCATAGGTTGTAGCCGGCCTTGGCTAGG